CTACTCGCTATGCTATGCATATGAAAGATGCTAAATCTGCTGATAGAGACATTTCTATTATGGACATTAATTGTAGGCCATTTCAATATTTTACGGAATCCTTGGTGTCGTTATACAATAATTCTATATCAGAGGACATGATGACGGATTCAGAGAAATATACTAAGGTAGTAAATATGTGTATGAAGTCATTGAGACGCGGGAAAACAGTAATTTCTTCTGAAGATCGATCCAACTTTTGCGGGTTTATGCATCCTGAATTAATGGGACTAGGGGTCTATGTCACTGGAAACGATTACGGTTCAACGGGTCTAAGAGCAGCGGGGTCTATTCTACTGACAAATACTAACAGAGAAGTGATTTTCCCATCCGGTTATACAGATTACGATGCACTTAAAGGATTAGATTTTGACATGGTTTTGAGAAAGGAACAAAAAGAGATGAGAAAAGTGCCCCGGCTTAAGGTAAACATTCACATGATGCAGGGTATTTATGCTAATACAGGTGGTTTAATTAATACAGTGTGTGTTACAGGGCTCGCAGAATCAATAAAAATACTTACAGAAAACCAGCTACTGATATCCAGTGCCACGACCTCTGATGATGTTGTTCGGGTAGTAGAATACAGTAGGAATTTTGAGAATAAAGATGTTAAGATGATAGGAGTTGATATGCCGAATGATTATCTCGGGATCTGTATGATGAAAGAAAATATCACAAAACCGATTGTCTCTACCAATATAGCGGAATTCAATAACATAGTAATTACTCGCGATGGTATGGTCCCTCAAGCCCCGATTCATAGCTCCTTGATTCATCAACCTTTATATGGTAACACGCCTATGACTGACATTATTACGGCTGTATCTAACGCTAGAAGTACTCTGTTTTGGGGGGATTCACCAGACTTAGCCGAATCAGCAATGTTTGGGAACATAGAAATGTTAAAGCAAAAATGGTTAATAAGCACAGATCAATGGGAACAACTTCTCATGAATAAGATCTTACCTACTAAAATGTCAGAGCTGATCAGCGGTTTCTTTCCTCGCAGTAGCCAGAGTCTTGCAGCCATGTGGTGGGCTATGGAGCCAGAAGTTCGGGATCAAGTGTCAAAAGGACTAATGTCTGTATCTAGTGCTTGTCACATATTTGCTGGTGATGTGGACCCTACGACCAAGAAAGTGCCAAAGATAACCTATATACCAGAAACATTGCACAGAACTAAGAGGCTGGTGAACAGTATAGGGATTATGAGAAAAGTGAGCTCTAGACTGAACCCCAGGTACGTACAGCCGATACACTTTACCAAGAGACGCAAAGCCATGGATAGGACATTAGAGCTACTTTTCAAAGAAAATGCTGAAGTCCCTCCGGATATAGTGAAATTGTTACAACCTCCTAGAATCAAGATACATGTAGAAAGACACCGGAAACGAGATCAACTGCCAGCCAGAATGGGGATGTCTGCCATCGTATCCTTACCAAACTTATCCAACATACGGGCTGCAAAATTCTGTAAAGTGAGAGTTGGTACACCTTTAACGGAAGAAGAACAAGAGATTCTTAATTTGGATGACCAGAGTTTCGAAAAAAAGGAAGGAGAATTAGAACGCATTAGCAGGTATCAAGGCATTAGTTTCAAATCTCCGGGAGGTCTTCCAGTAACTAGG